TTACCCTAAACCGTTACCAACAGTTACTATACCGTTACTTTTTCATAAACAACATCAGTCACAACCATTTTTCCAAAGTCACCACTCCCAAAAACAGGTGATGCAATGAAACTGATTCCCGCTGCATACACACCCCACAACAACTGACCTATGTACTGGTGTGCAAGTTCATAAACTTCATTACCCATGACCTGACCCGCAAATTCTTCTTCCACAAGCGGGAAAATGTCATCATTCATTGATACTGTGTCCTGTTTCTCAAATAATTCTAAAAGTTTATTTTCCATTCTGTTCATCCTTAACCTTTCATCATTGCCCGGAACTCATACCAAGCATACTTGATATACAATTTGCAGTTACACCAGTGCTGCACCCGTCTGATTTTCTTCTGTTTCTTCCGGGTGATCTTCCGTCTGTGTTCTTCTCCCCACTGTCTGCACCATTCATACTGTGCATCATCTTCCAGTCTGCTGTGCATTTACTTCACCCCTTTCCTGTTTTTCTTTATATCCCATACACTTCATAAAGCGTTCAGGGTGGTTGCAACTTTCATAATACTGACAGGTAACACATACATTTTCTGTCATTCTGAACACCTTCCTTTCACCAATCAAACGCCCAACAGATAATAAGAAACACTGTAATGACACTTACAAAACAAAGTATGTTTTTCCATTCATACTTGAATACTGTGTATATTAGAAATATGACAAGGACGGTCATCAGCAGTATTGTGATTATTCTGATGAATTTCTTTATTTTTTCAATCATCTGTAAACCCTTCCTGTCTTGGTATCTTTTACCTGAACACGTTCAGTCAGTTCAAACCCCGCACCTTTGATGATGTACTTCAAAACCTTAATCAGATCATAGGCACGTTTGTCTGCTGCTTCACATTCAATCTGTTCACGTTCTTCCTTTGCTACTCTACCAACAGCAATAGTTGCCGTTGGGTCTGCATATCCTTCCTGATTTCTTCCACCTTTCACTAATTGATACCTTCCTTTCTTATCAAACTTTTGCACCCCTGAATATCACCAACATTGAAGGAAAAGGTGCTGCATTTTTACTGTTCCCAAATTTCAACCGACCTTTTATGAATCGAATTTCTGTCCTGTGTATAATAAAATCGTGAAAATACTTGGTGTCTGTTCTTGCCGGAATCAACAGAACAACTGTTGTGTGTTCTTTCCGTCCCTCAAAATAGCATTTCTCAACCCATTTATACATTTCTTTACCATAGGGTGGGTTGCAAAATACACATTCCCCCCCCAATCATGCAATAACCCATCATCTTCTTTAGTAAAATATCTGTCACATTTATGATTCTGTTCACTGGAACATGGGTCTAATGTGAAATGAAATTCTGCATCCAGTGCATCAAATAAGTCCTGTGGTGTAGCCCAGTCATCTGTGTTACTGCTGAACAAAACTTCATTCATTTCAATCACCGTCCTTTCTATTCTGCAACAAAGATTTTGCAGTTTTTATTGTTCACTTTCTTCTGAATCACTCTGAACCCAAGCCTTTTATTTATTTGCTTGCTGAATACGATATTTGACATTGGCTGCATACTGTTGTCTGCACAAAATACCTGATAACGCTTGTAAACATCAGCGGTTGGTTCATTCTCAATTCTGTCAACACCTGTATCATTGATAAATGCAAGGATAGGGTTGTTTTCTTCTTCATATTCATCCAACTGGTTCTGAACCTTGTCTGACTTGGTGAACCCGTTATTGATGATGACCCTTTTCAGACCTTCCACACCTAATCTGATGAAGTATTCAATAGGTTCTTCCTGTGTCAGCTTATATTTGATAAATGGTTCATAGTCCGGGTCATCTTTGCTGAATGTGGCATTGAATGGAATAATAACCAAACGCCTAAGCACCGCCCCGGTCTTGTCCTTCATCCTTGGTATGTCATTTGCAGAAAATAGTAACTTGATGAACGGGTTGAACTCAAAAGGGTCTTGTCCCTTGCGTTCTGCCTTGATGCGGTTACCTGTGACGATCTTCTTGAACACACTGACCTGTGATCCTTGAAGGAAATCATCACCAATATCATCACCAATGTTTGCCAATTTGCCGAACATCATTGAAGTGTTGAATCTGTCCCCCAGTTCTTTCAGGTCAAGTGCTGATATGTTCCGATCACCAAGAATTGCCTTGACACAATCCAAAAATGTACTTTTACCGTTGGACTTGTCACCAGTCAGTATGAACGCCTTGCCTAACTCATTACGCCTGTAAAAGCAATAACCAATACATTCTTCTAACAATGCCCTGATTGTTGCATCACCACACGCTAATTTGTTCAGTGTGCTATCTGCCAATTCATTGTAGGCATCCGGGTCATAGTTCCACGGGATTTTATTTGTAATAACAATGTCCGTGCTGAATGGTTTCAGTTCCCCGGTCACAATGTCATAGATACCATTGTTGAAAGCAATCAGGTTTGCATCTGACTGTACCTTTTCATCAACAATCAGTTCCATATAATCAAGCACTTCCCGGCGTTGCATCTTTTTCAGGTTAGGGATATGCTGAATCATGTTTGATTCAATTTCTCTGTAACCATTGGAATATACACCGTCTTTGTATATGTGAAGCTGCCCGTTGATTTTGACAACGTGTGCCTGATTCTTCATAAATGTGGCAAACTTATCAAACAGGAATGTGCTGCCAAGGAAAAAAACAGGCTTTTGAAACGCTTCATCACGCAAGATCACTTCCAGTTCATCATCACCAAGCGACTGTTTCAGAACAAACTTGTTCAAGATGCGGATGCACTCACGGGTTTCTTCAACCGTAAAGTCATTTGCAGTCAGGGTCAGAATATAATTGAACAACGCCTGATTCCTACCGTCCCCGGCATCCATATCAATGAAGTCAGCGGTTGCCTTGACCGGGAACAACCACTTAGGTACTTCCTGATATTGCTCACCTTCTTCAATGTCCCATTCACAAAAGCGTTCTTCACCGTCAATTTTGATGACTTCATAAGACAACTTACTGCCGACTTTTATATCAGCAGTAAGACCAACCGCCAACTGAATATGTGTCCTGTTCCTTGTGATGCTGTGATTCTTGAACAAGAAGTGTTTGCCCCTACTGGTACAAAGGACTTTACAGTCAAGTTGCAGTTCTTCCACAATGTTCATCAGAATTTCAGATTGGTCAGAATCATCAATGTCGATAAGGATAGTGTCATCAGCCAAAACCCCGCCGAACCCGTTCAGGTTCTTCACTTCATCATAGGTTTTCCATGTGGTTCTGTTTTTCAGTTTTTCAATGCTTGCCTTGCCTTTGGTTTCAACATAACCTTTGTATAGTGGCATTTTTTATCACCATCCTTTAAGTGATTTCTTGCATCACTTTTTTATAAAATTCCTTGTTTCTGACATTGCAGTCAAAAGCCTTTTGCCTTTTCCATAACCGTGTTTTCAAGTTCCTAAGTTCTTCATTCTGTTCCTTCAAAGTTGTCCTTGGTTCTTTTAGGCGTTCCCTGTACTTTTTTACATCAGCATTGCGATCCTTCCAAACTTTTGTGTTCTTCCTGTGTGAATCCCGGAGAAGCTGCGAGTTTTTAACACCCGTCTGAATCTGTGAAATACGGTGCTTTGTCTGCCTGATCTGCTGTTCTGCATACTTGACCTTTTGCGTGTACCCTTCAATGTAAATACTGTGTTCCTTCTGAACTTGTTCAAACTGTTCAGTCTGTTCCTGAATAAATTCTTTCATCTGCTGTTCACATTCAGGTGTGAAACTGCTTCTGATAACTTTCAGCAGTTTCCTGACCTTGGCAATTCTGCGTTCTGAAAGAAATTCTTCAAGATGAACTGTCATTGAACCATTTTCATATCTAATTTCTAAATCCATGAAAACCTTCCTTCCCGGTGTTACGCTACAACACCAAATTGTTTCAAGCGTTTCTTTGCTAAATCTATGTACCACTGCCTATCAAGTTCAGGCGGTGTTTTTACCCCAACAACCGAATCATTGAAAATGAAACAGTGGTCAGGTGTATTACCGAATTTTTCACCCTTGGTTTTCACCTGTTTACGTTTCAGCAATCTTCCATGCTGCTGATCGTTAGACGCAAACACCCTGTATGACTTATATGTGTATTTGTCCTTGTCAGGGTATTCATACACCGTCTTGATTGTTCTTTTGCCTATATGACTGACAAGCGGTGTGCAATGCTCATGTTCCACCCAATCATACTTGTCTGATAACTTGACGATCTTCTGAAACATAATCAGGTCATCACACTGATTGATGGTCTGTTCAACCGGGGTTTTCTTAACCATGTAGTCAACCAGTGCTTTATTCAGGATTGGCAGATCATTGTCAACCGCTGAAAGTTCCTTCACATAAGCACCGATTCTTTCAACACCGCCGTCAATACCAACCCAAAGGTAATTGTTCACATCCTTCTGATAGATTTCACTAATGTTATCCAGTTCAAGAAGAATTGAACACTGATCTGTTGAACAACGCTGTTCCCACTCCCAACAAATATCATCAACCATTTCAAAGGCTTCATCTGTGTCAGGAATCCAAATAATAAGACCGTCCGTGTTGGACTGAATCAGTTCAAATCCCGGTACAACTTCAAGGTGTTCAATCAGGTCAAGCAACATCAACTGACCGTTGATGCACATACAGTTATTGTTTCTTGGGTCATACGCTGCATTGGTTTCATCCTTCATTGCACCTGACAAGGCGTTCAGCATCTTCTTATATGGCAACTGTGCTTTCTTCCACCGCTTGACTTCTTTCTTGTTTCCGGCGTTTTTTGCAGCAATCTGTTTTTCCTTCATGGCTTTTCGTGTGTTATACACCAACGGGTAATTGTCATTAGTTGCTGCCCTTGTAACCAGTCCCCAAGCAATCAGCATTGAAGGATAGTAATTGTTTACATCAACGTGCAGCAGTTGCCCGGTCTTGTGAATTGGTGTGGCTGTTGCCCCATGAACACCGCCAAAACCGAATGAATGAGGAATACCCGCAACCACGGTTTCAAGACCTTGTTCTTTGTACCATGTACGTTTTGAGTATTTATCCATGTGTGCCAAGTCCATTGACAAGGCTTCCTGTCTTTTCTGTTCAAACCATTCCTGAACATATTTATATTTTTTCAGTTGCAAGCATGGTAAAAAGTAGAAATCAAATTCATCTTCAAATGATCTGCGGGTACATCCAAGCACTTTTGCAGTGATTCTTGCTTCACTGTCCCCTATATCTGACAGGTTCACAATGTCCGGAAACGCCTGAATGATACCGTGCATTGCATTAAATTCATCTATTTTTTCAAGGAATACTTTGATGGTTTCTTCCACATCATGCCGACAGTAGAAAACCGTCATTTCAATTTCTTCCTTGGTTAATTTCCTGTTTATTCTAAAATCAACATCCGTTTCCTTGATATTGCTGCCAAGAAAACCTTCCAGTGTTTTCAAACCAACCGGGGGGTTCGGCATAACATCATAGTTAATCATTGGAACTTTGTTGAACGCTGATGAAAATTGCCACCCTTCCTTTTTTTCAACAATTATCCAGTCATTGATTCTTTTGGGATTCATTCCCAACAGAATACCTTTCATAATGTACTGGTCATAGTGGCGGTTGTTATAACCTACCCATATATCCTTGCTATTAGCTTCATATAAGGCTTTTAATTCATCAGGGTTATTGATTATCACATATTCTTTTTTCTTGGTCACATCAATGAAAACGGCAAGCCAATCTTCCTTGAAAACCTCAAAGTCATAAAATATCACTACATTCACCCTTTCTGAAAATAGCGGTGGAAGGTGTGACCCCGCCACCGCCTGACATTTCTATTTTGTAGATATTTTATCTACTTTTCAAGCAAAAAATTTTAGCAGTCAAAAACTTCCTTGATTGTGATAGGATTGAAAGCATCTGCCTTATAATCAACCTCAACTTCAATCGCACCCTGAATAGACTGGAACACATCAAGAATCTGATCTGCAAAATCTGCATAGTTTACGAACTCAACAGGTGTGTCATCTTCTGCAATCAGCTTGTTCACCCAAGTGCATACAGACTTGATTGCCTGTCCGTCCGTCCACTTTGCGGAACTGTTGCCGGAAATAACACGGTTGAAGAAGATCATGCGGTTTGCCTGTTCACCTTCCTTGATCTTTGCCTGAACTGCAAACATCAACTTATCCTGTGCCTTGGTCAACTTAATTTCCATCTTCTCAATACTAATGATATATGTACCATCCGGCACATCAGCAAAATCATTATCAGGTGCGTTCTGCACCTCATTCTGTAATTCCTGTAAATCAACCTTTTCATCAAATGCACTGAAATCAATAGCCATAATTTTTCACCTTTTAACCTTTCTTATTTGCTTAATACTAACTTTAACAACTCAAACGCCTGAACCTCATTGAATCCGGCTTTTACATAGGAATCATAGATTTTCTTTGCAGCAGTTGCACCATCTTCCGGCGATACATCCTGTTTAGCTGCTACCGGGTGCGGGTTCTTCATTGAACGGTTGTTTGCTGTGTTCATTCCTTCCGTAATTGCTGATGCAAGGATTGCACCAAACAGTTCATCAGGTAAACCAAAAGGATTGTTCATGTTCTTTTACCTCACTTTCTTAGCGTGTTTTTCTTACTCTGCGGGTTCTGCCAGTCGGCTGTTCATCTACTGCCGGGGTTTCATCCGCTGTTGTATCTGCATTATCAGGCTGTGCCTGTGCTGCACTTCTTCTTGTGCGTCTGCCCTTCTCCGGCGGATTCATTGCCCCGTCAATAGGGTTTTCCGGCTTAGGATTGTCTGCCTGTGCCAAACGCTTCACACCTTCACCAAATTCTTCCTTGCTGATGACCTTCATAACCTCAACACCGTCAACAATCAGGTCAACCGTGTCACCCTTGTGCTTCATCACATAGTTATCATCAGCCGGAACATAGAAGTATGTGTCTGCATCCAGTGTGACAGATTCAGAATCAGTATTTGTTGTACCGTCCTGAACAGGTTCAGACTGTTCTGCTGCCTTTCTTTCCTTGCGGGTTCTTCTTGGCGGTGTTTCAAGTTCCGGCTGCGGTACAGAATCCGCTGCTGCACACGCTTCATCAAACGGGATTTCTTCACGCCCATCAGCAACCGCATCAATAGCCTTGTCACGCTCTGCCATATAATCAGCCATTTTCTGATTGTTTTCTTCCACAACTTCATCATGTGTCTTGCGGGCGGTTCTGCCGGTCTTTGGTGCTGCATCTTCTGTTGTAGTAGGCGGTGTTGCTGTGGCTGTGGTCTTTTTTCCACCCCTTGCCCGTCTACCGTTTGCATCCGGCTTTTCAAGATCGGATGCAGCCTGTGCATCAGCCTGACCCATTTCTGCATCTGTCTTATACTCACCGACTTCATAGAAGTTGCGGATTTTATCAGCTACATAATTCAGGTCATTGTCAATAGCGTATGCCGGGAACATTCCCATAGGTGACTTCACGGTGTCCTTACCACTATTCTGTGTGTAGAAGTAATATTTTCCTTCATTCACACCTGTTCTAAGTACAATGGTGAAAAGTCCTTCAATGGTGATCTTCTCACGAAGTAACTTTCCGATCAGCTTAATAGTAGTAACGCCATTTTCAAGGGTTTCTGTATGGGTCATATAAGCAACTACTACATCATCAGGAAGTTCCTTGCATACTTCAATGATTTCAAAGTAGTTTGCACCAAAATCATTCCACTTGTCCCAACCGTTTTCCTTGATACGGTTCATGTATGGAACAGAAAGAATATACTGGAAGTCATCAACCACCAGTAACTTCTTCCCGGCTGCTGCCTGTTCCTTCATAAACTTGCAGATTTTGCGTGATTCAACCTCACTGTTCAGCATTGTGAACTTACCCTTGAACGGTAACGGCTTACCAACCGGGTTCACAACGGCAGTTGTTGCCGGATCGCAATTTCTCATACTGGTACTTTTTCCTGTACCTGATTCACCCATAATCAAAAGCATCTGTGCCATATTATTTCACCTGTTCCTTTCTAATTTTTTCAAAGTTTCCCGCCATGTTAGCAGAAACATGATGCTGACCAAACTGTTTCTGAACTCCCGCACGAATCACTGAACGTAATAACTTTCTGTTATATACCGGGCGGGGATTGTAAACTTTTCCCTGTCTTTCATTTACCATACTCTTATACCTCACTTTCCTTGATAATGATTTTTAACTTTCTGCGTTCATCCATTGGTATGACTTCAACAGAATAGTTATTTGCAAGAAGAATACCAACTAAATCCTGATACGCTGCACTGGTGCGACTTCCTTCAATTACAATACAACCACATTCAGCAGCACATTCCTTTTCAATATCTTCACGCATAATATCATTCACTGACTGAATATCATTGATGATATATTTCAATTCCTGATTTTCAGCCATTAGCTGATTGCGTTCATTTTCTAACTGTCTGATTTTCTTATCTCTTTTATCCATTATTCTTCACTTCCTTCATCTGTGCTGCCTTCTGTTACTCTGCTTGACCATAAATCAGCATAGTGCAGAATCAAATATAACGGAGTTTCATTTCCCTTCACTGCATAGTTTGCTGATTCATACAGACCATCATGGTATCTGATCGCAAATTCTTCATCTTCCGTCAGGTCAATGAAAAGGGTTGCTAACTTGATGCTGCGGGTTGCATGGTCAAGTGGAAGAAGTGCCGGGTTACGCTTGAAAGGCTTGCTTTCAGACTGTTTATATTTCTGTTCCGGCTCTGCCTTGGTGGGTCTGCCGTCCTTAATCATGTTAGGCACATACATCTGCTTACCAAAGTCACCGCACTTGCCAAGGTCATGTAATGCTGCTGCAATGATGACTGAATCACGGATTTCTGCATACTTGACTTTGCCAAGAAGTGCATAACCAATATTTTCTGCTGCCATCATTACATTTCTACTGTGGTGAACAAGTCCGAACTGACAAGCAAGATGATTTCCACCACTGCAAGGTGCTTCAAAGAATCCGATCTGTTCCATGTAATCAATCAGATCTTCCATTCCTTCACGCTTGGTTGAAAGTAAGTGGTCAACCACATACTTCTTATTGTCAAGTTCCTTCTTGTTGTCCTCTGTCATCTGTTCAACTGTGTCCTGAACCTGTTCAGTTGTTTCCTGTGTTACTTCTGCGGTATTTTCAACCGCTGCATCTGCTTTCTTTTTTGCTGCCATGCTCTTTCACTCCTTTAATTATTTTTTATGTGATTCCATTCTGTCAGGAATGGATAGACACCGTATAAATTGACGGGTAATTCACCCAGTTCAAGGTGTTCAATAAATCCCTTGAATTGTTCATAGTCCTTTGGATATAACAGGATGCCGATACCGCCCGCCTTTTCAATCTGTCTAAGATTGTATAACTGCAAGTCTGACGGTCTGCCTTTTGGTGCTTTCAGTTCGATTCCTAAAAACCAACCGTTGAAACAAACCAACAGGTCAGGAATACCGCTTTTTGTATAAGCTGCACCACCCCAGTATTTCAGCACCCAAGCACCCTTGTCCTTCAGGAACTTCTTGACCTTATTTTCAAAGTTTTTTTCTGCTGCCATTTACTCACCGCCCAACTGTTCATTGAACTGCATCTGATAATTCAGAATCTTTTCTGTATAGTCTGTGGAATAAATGCCTTTTTCCCATAACCGGGCAGCAGCATCTTCACCCATGTTGTACGCCATCAGTGCCATGTTGGTATCTTGATACCGTTCAAACAGTTTTCTAAGTACGAACACACCCGCCCTGATGTTCTGATAAGGGTCTGTGAAATCCGTAACCCCAATGGTATCAGTCAACCACTGATGATTCATTTCATTGATCTGCATATAACCATAATCATGTGTTGCACTGACAACTGACGGGTCAAAACTGCTTTCATTTTGTATCAGTGCCATGACAAGGGTAAAATCAAGGTTGTACCCGGTACAAAGGTAATATGTAAATTCCTGTTGTTCTTCCGGCATCTTGCAGTCAAGCGGTGTGAAGTCCAAGTCACCCACACCCCAGTCAAGGGAAATTTCCTGTGTGAAAGTTCTGTCATCATACGCCCCATATACAAGGGTTTCTGTGCTTGACCGTTCAAGTATGCGTTCTGTTGATTTCTCTTTATCCTTGGCGGTTATATGAGTTTTCAGGACATATCCTGACACATTACCAATCACCAAACCAATACCAAGTGCAGCACCAATCAGAATCAAGACCCTTTTGACCATTGCCGACTTTCTCATGCTCTTTGAATAGTTCAATTTTCATCACCCCTTTCAGTAATTTTCAAATAAATGATTCCGGGAATTATCAGAATCGCACCAAAGATGTATTCTTTCAGGTGTACGGTAAGTGGTTCATATATTCCCATTTCAACCGCATAATCAGATGCACCAACTGCACCAATAATCAGGAACACACCAATGAACGCCATGATTCCAAATACCCAGTTAAGTATCTTTGAAAAGTTCATCTGTCAATTCCTTCCCTTCTTTTAATGCTGCAAGGTTCTTTTCTTCAACTGTACCTTTCACCAGTAAGTAATAGTAAAAGCACGGTTTGGCTTGTCCTATGCGGTGAATACGCTTTTTTGACTGTTCCCACATATCACATGACCCTTTGCCAAGTGGCAGTGTGTAATATATGATTTTGTTTGCTTTCTGATAGTTACCACCCATTGCACCCGCCTGATACTGAATGAATGTGATTGAATCATCTGCATTTTCGTATGCCGTCAGGTCTTTCTTCTGACCGTTCACAACTGAATAGGGTCTGTTCAGATCATTCAGCACCCGTTGCATTGCATCCAGTTCGGCAGTGAAATTGTAAAACACGATCAGTCTATCTTCCGTTGATTCAACCAAGTCCCGCAAACCTTGCAATTTTTCCTTGTGATATTGCCCGCATAACTGCCGGGCATATAACATTTTTGTCAGGCTGTTATCACCGACCAGTTCAACACACGGGTTTTCATTCTCACTGTCTGAATCATCAAACTTGCAGTAATTCAGCATATCAAACAACAGGTAACTGTTCTTGGTAAAATACTTGTACGCCTGTGTGGACTTAAAGAATATTTTCTGTTCAGTCTGTTCAGGAAGTTCAAGGACTTCACTTGTTTTCATAAAGATGCAGCCATAACTTGCAAGTTTCTTTTTCAGATGTTCCGTGTGCTTGTACCCGGTGATAACTTCACGCTTGAACCCGTCCCCGTTCTCAACCCATTCTGTCACAACATAACTGTTGTAAAAGGCTTTCTTTGTGATGTTCCACCCCAACAACTGCACCTGTGACCACAACCTTTCATATTTCCCGGCTGTTGGTGTTCCTGATAACAAAATCACGCTTTCAGGTTTCATTTTCAGAATGAATTTTGAACGCTTGGCGGTTTCATTTGTGATAAGGCTTGATTCATCAAGCATCAGGGTAAAACCCTGTAAGTTCAATAACCAATCCCGCCGGAACGCTGTTTCATAATTGATGACACCAATAATCTGAATATCCATTTTGTATAATTCCTTAGTGTCAACCAGTGTCCTGAAATTGATTGCTTCACTTTTCTTGGTCAGGTTCATCACCCGGTCACTTGGGTAATAATCTTTGAAGTGCTGCACCCAGTCATCTATCTTTGACTTCTGACAGATGACCAAGTTCACCGAATTATTCAGCAAATACATTTTTTCAGCACCTACAAAGGTTTTACCCAGTCCCATATCAAGATAATACGCACAACGGTTGAACTGTTCAGTTCTGTTCAATGCTTCTTCCTGATGGGGCATGAAATTCAACATTTTCATTCTTCATCAGCGTCCTTTGGTGCTTCACCTGAAAGGTCAATCTGTAACTTAGCAACTTCAACTGCTGCTCTGTAAACCAATGCATATTTAGAATCACCGTGGGTCTGTGTAACCTTTTCAAGAAATCTATCAATCTTTCCAAGGAAACAACCACACTTGACTGTAATTTCATTGTCCTTGTCACGATAGAATGTAGTGAAATCATTTCTACTGCCGATTGCACCAATCACTAACACATGACTTGCAGAAAAGACCTTGGCATTGCCCCAAACCTTGGCATTGCCCCAAACCTTGGCATCACCGCAAACCTCGGCATCACCGCAAACCTTGGCATTGCCCCAAACCTCGGCATTGCCCCAAACCTTGGCATCACCGCAAACCCAAGCCTTTCCTTCATGTGAAAGGTTTTCTTCTTTCTCAATCCAACCACCAAGATCACCGATTTTTACAAATCCAAATGAAACAGTTGCACGGATACGGTGTAATACTGCGGTTCTAAATAACAATTTGATTTCTTTGGTTTCTCCTGTAAATTCATATTTTTTCATGGTTTTTATTCCTCACTTTCTAAAAATGCAACAGCCTTGTCATAGTTGCGTTCTATCATTCTAAGTTCATCTTTTCCTTTTTCTTCAAGGTCACATACTGCATGATAAATTTCATCATTTCTTAGTGCCGTGACCTCATTATTTATCAGATCAGTGATGACCTGTGGTTCAAGTGCATCCAATTCCCATGATTCATCACCATATTCAGCAATGTACTTTCCACAACGGGAATCTGTAATCTTTGCCGGGTTCGGCGGTGGGTTATATGTACTAATCTGATTCATTGTCAGTGCAACACGCTTTACATAAACATCTGCACCGAACATTGAAAGCCTTTCCTGAATGTCCCTTGTCATATCAATACCGCTATGGTCACCTAAATGAATGATGAAACGGTTTTCCCGGTCACCCTGTCGAATAAACCGTTGTGCTGCACTCCACATTTCTGACTGTGATGTGTAACCCCTACATGAAAAATAAGGTGTGTCAAGTGGTCTGCAAGCCTGTCCGACAATATCAACCAAGGCATCCTTTTCAACCCATACTTCAACGTAGTTCGGTTGACCTTGCCACTTATCAAGCATATAAGAATATCTTGCTGAACCAATCACATCTGCCGGATTGTCCCAGTGACCATTGCTTCTAAGGTTGCGGGTTCTGTCTGTGATGCTGTACCAGTCGATCAGTCCGGCAAGTCTGCCGTCATTGATAAGACTGCCTATATTCTTATAGCTGCGTTCATTGTTTGGTATATAACCACGGGCAACCAACTGATAATATGCTTGTCTAAGTGTCAGTTCATATCCCTGTGCCTGATATTCTTCAACCACCTGATTCACAAGGTTTATCAGTTCAAGACTTTTGCCCCTGAAATTTATTTCCTTGTATTGAATCTTAGGCACTGACCGTCACCCCCTCAATTTCTGCAAAACGCTTTGCATTGATGAAGTAAGACCAACGGTGTTCACTGGTATGAATTGCATACCCCCAAGGAAAAACCCCCTGTTGTAAACCAAGTGCTATTGTGTTTGTGTGCTTGTGCATCAACTTAGCAACCTCATGTACTGTCAATGTTTGGATGCCATCTTCACACTTTGACGGTTTGAAGATCACCGGGTTTTCATCCTGTTCAAAATAATCAGGTGCAAGTCCAAGTGATACTGCAATATCACTCTGAACCTGTTCTGACGGAACTGTTTTGTCATTCAGGTACATACTGATTGACCCCTTACTTTTCCCGGTCATTCCAACCACCTGTGCCTGATTGATACTTAACTGCTGCATAGCCTGTTTCAACTTTTCGCTGAATTTCATAATTTATCACCTATCCTTTCTTATAGTAGATATTTTATCTACTTTTTAGGCAAAAAAAATCTTAGTTGCATCATCATCTGTTAAATTTAACAGGTCTTTCAGTGCCTTGATTTCACTTGCCTTGAACTCTGTTTCATTGTTGACCTTCTTCATAAGTCCAAAGTAAGTCAACCCGCACTTTTCAGCCACAAACTGCAATTTATAGCCGGATGCATTGATTTTTTCCCTTAATAACTCTGTGTTCGTCATCTTACTTTTCACCTTCCTTTTCATCATCAGGAAACGCATTGTTATTGTACTGTTTCCTGATAGTTATTCTTACAACACCTGATTCCAACTGTTCAAAGGATGTTTCCTTGAACTTCTGCGGTTTACCTTTTTTCAGGCTTTCCATATACGCAAGGTATTCAAGTTTGGTTGGAAATTCAAGAATCTGTTCAATCCATGCTGCAACTATTTTCTTCACTTCATCACCTTCTTTCATTGCCGGGTGCTTTCAGGCAGCGACCCGGCATCTTGTTAATTCAGTCTGTTTTATACCTCTAAACTCTGTATGTGCTTTTACTGTACCAGTGATTGACAGTATCATCAATATACTTTCCAGTTTTCCATGTATAAACATTTCCATCTGCACCTATGATCTTGTATATGTGGGTGACACCGAAATCAGTTTCCCAACTTGTTACACACTTTACAGACTAAACTTTTACTGTGATTCTGTCAGAAATTTCACCGACATATTCTGATGACTGTTCTATGTCAAGAACTGCTTTTCTCTTTGCGGTTCGTTCTAACCCCCTGTCATACGCCGGAAATAATGAAGCGTACAAGCCAAAATTCCCTTTGACATATTCAAGACTACAAGCCGTTTTCAAGTTATGAATGTAATTGCTGTTTTCTTCCTGTTCAGACACCCAATCAAGGGCATCTGACACAAGTTTTACTGTCAAATCACTGTCAATGTCAAAGTTCACTGACCGCATCTTATCAAGTAAATCCTGTAAGTATTCTTTTGTTATTGCCCGCCCATGTGCTGCATCATAAAAATCTAATGCCCTTGTTGCGGTGCTGATACCTTCATCAGATGTTCTTGTGTAACCAAAATGACGGATTGTTTCAGCCACATAAGAAAGATATTCTTTTGTATTAACATACCGCTGATAACTGCATCCGGGTTCAGGTGTTTCACCTTCAATCAAAGTATCAAATAGGCTCATATACTGCGTAACTGCTTCTGCACTCATACCATGTGTGAAATCTTTCAGGCAAGATTTTCCAACCTGTTTGAACTCACCTGTTGTCTTATTCCTGACAATGTATGTGTTTTTGCGGTATCTCTTACTGTTGCAGTGTTCACATACAGGTGTGGTTGTATAGTATCTTTCAGGTACTTCAATCCCTGCAACACCTGTTATAATATTACCCTTTTCAGTGTGTTCCAGTTCAGCAACAAATTCCCAGTCATTTATGACTGCTGTTCCTTCCGCTTCCACCAGTACAAAACGGGCGGTGTATTTGTTTCCTTTTTCGTCCTTCAACTCTCTGAACTCTTCACCAGTCTGTTCATAGTGGAAATCACAACCGTATGCCTTGCACTTATTAAAAATACGCTTCAACTTCTTTTCAAGTCTATCAAGATTACCTTCATAGATTGCATACTTCATAGCCTTACCATTTCCTTTCCCAGTTCCTTCAAAAAGTTGTCTATTGTCAGCACACCTTATTACATCAGGAGTGTCTTGCCTTTATCAGATTTCACATTAAAATCTGCAAACCTGTCAGCCAACATTGAACTTTTTGAACGGTACTGTTCAAACCGTTGATGATTTCACCTTAAAACCACCAAAAACCTGTTGACCTACACACAATAGACAATTTTTTGAAAGAACTGAAATCCTATTCCTTGGTTCTTTTCCCCGGAACTGCTGCAACAGTTCTTTTTGAAGTAGTCAGGAAGTCGGGGAACTTCCTGACCTGTGAAACAAAGTGCTGTGTCATCTCGTGCGGTTGATTCTTCCACTTAACGGTTTCTTGGTTTAGGGGTAAAGTGCTGATTGGTTCAGCCTGTTCAGTTTTCTTCAAATAGTTCTGAATACTTTGCTTTCTTGCCCTACCGTTCCTGTTTTCTTCAACTACTTTGACGGGTCTTGTTTATTCTTCACACGCTCTGTCTGCTATCCGGCAGCCTGACCACCATGTCACTTGCGTGTAGCCCTATCGCTTCACCCGTTCCTTCCTACTTGCTTTGTTTTTAGTAGATGTTTTATCTACTGACACAATAATACCATTCAGTAGATAAAATGTCAACACTTTTTTATAAAAAATTTGATAAAAGTTGATATTCAATCTATTTTATGGTATTCTTTAAGCATAACCAACCGGGAAGAAGGTGATTAAATGACAATAGGTGAAAGGATAAAAGCAAGGCGGGATGAATTAGGAATGTCACAAGAAGAACTTGCACATAAGATTGGATATAAAAGCAAAACTTCCATAAACAAAATCGAACTTGGTATTCAGGAATTACGGCAATCAAAAATAAAACAGATTGCTGATGCACTCCAAACAACTCCGGCTTATATCATGGGTTGGAAGGAAACAGAAGAAGATCAGCAGTTAAAAAAGTGTCGTGAACTATTCAAGAAATGTCACGGTTCAGATGCTTATGATGTGGTTTCCTTGTATCTCACCCTTGATGAATCCGACAAAAATGTTGTAAAGACTATGATTGAATCATTGCTTTCAGCAGAAAAATATTCTGTTAAAAAAGAATCATTGAACGCATAGGCAATATCATCATGGTTGATTTTTCAAAAAGGTAACTGTTGGTAACGGGTAACTGTTGCTTTTTTATACTGTATATTTTACTTTTTATATTCTTATTCATATAAGATATTTTATTATTAAGAAAAATACTACCAAACAGATACCAACCGTTACTATATTGAAAACACTGTATTTGCAACAGTTACTTGAACAGTTACCAACCGTTACGAACGGTTACCACAAAGAAGGGAAGGGCAGATTTATGAAAAAAGTCATTAAACTTGTCGTTTTAGCAATCGTTGTTATTTTCGTGATTATGGTTGTGAAGGATATTTCAAAGAATCCCATTCAGAAAAAAGAAACATCATCAGAAGAAATCCCGGTCATATTAGATGCAGATGCCTATTCAAGAATTTCATCTGAACAGTTGATTGAATTACTTGGTGAACCAAAGTCAACGGAAGATTGGAACAATGAAAATTCCAAAGGCACATTTCAAATGCAGCTTTATACTTATGACTTAGATGGAATGTATACAGAATTTATTCTGTATGAAGATGCTGTTGTCAAGATCAGATGCTTTGCAACTGAACCGTGGGAAATCAAGAAAGACTTTGACAATGTGTTCAAAATGTTCAACATTACGATAAAAGATAGTGCAAGGAAGGTTGTTGACACGGGTGTTACTTATAAGTTTTCACCAGTATCAGACACCGTTGCAGAATTTGAAGTTTATAATTTTGATTCAGAAAAGCACACATTTGATTCAGTCTATATCACATACAATTTGAATTATTTTGATGACCCTAATTAACTGAACAAAAAATGAACCCCAACCGTTGCAGCGGTCAGGGTTCTAATAACTCTATACCAAGGAATAGGATGATATAGGCTATGCAACCCTAATTATATCATCCATTCCTTGAAATTTCAATCAGGAAGGAATGATATACATGGGAAGAAGAAACCCAAACGGTTACGGATGCGTAACCAAACTAAAAGGTCATAGGTCACGCCCTTGGGTTGCCAAGGTGACAATCTATGATGAAGAAGGACACGCCAAACAGTCACCAATAGGTTATGCCGAATCAGAAGAAAAAGCGAACATCCTATTGGCTGAATATAACAACAACCCTTGGGATATTGACCGGGAAAAGGTGACTTTGGTTGTACTCTATCAGCGTTGGTCTGAAATCAAGTTACCAAGGTTAGGAAAATCAAATCAGCAGTCCTTGCGGGCAGCGTTCAAGCACTGTTCCAAATACTACGGTGTGAAGTACAGGTCAATGAAATCCTATCAGATGCAAGACTGCATTGACAACTGCGGGTGTGCATACTCTACACAATGGGCGATCAAGAACTTGTTCGGACACCTTGACAGGTTTGCATTTGAAATTGACCTGATAGATAAAATGTATTCACAAATAACCACCGCCCCACCAATACCTGAAACAACCCGTGAACCATTCACCCAAGAACAGATTGATGCACTATGGAAAATAAATGATGACCCTTGGGTGAATACCGTGCTGATTTATATTTACACCGGGTTCAGACTTCAAGAATTACTTGGAATGAAAACGGAACAGGTGAACATCAAGGAATGGTACTTTGAAGGTGGTATCAAGACCGCTGCCGGAAAGTGCCGTATTGTTCCGATACATGAACGAATCAGACCATTTGTGAAAGCACTGGTTGATGAAGGAAACAAGTACCTGTTCACTTATCAGGGTAAAAAGTTCAGTCAGGCAAATTACTATAAGTGTTGGGGTGAAGTCATGGAAAAGATAGGTGCAGACAAGACCCCGCATGAAGCACGGCACACCTTTGAAACACTTCTTGACAATGCCAAAGGAAACAGGAAATGTATTGATATGTTAATGGGTCATAAGTCAAAGGATGTAGGAAACCGGGTGTATAATCACAAGACTATTGAACAGTTACGGGACACCATTGCCCTATTAAAATAATATTTTTTGCACTGAACCAGTAACAAATTAGAAACAAAAAAGGCGGTAAACCCTGTATTTTCAAGGATTTACCGCCTTAGTTTCTGTATTATATCATAAATTTCATTGATATAATACCCCGCTTTTTGCCCTTATTTGCTGAAAAGTTCAGTTTTGAATATCTCCGCAAATCTCACAAAATCCCGCTATTTAGTAACAAATTAGTAACAGATTACATCAGGGCATTGACTCTTGCCTGTACTGCTGCATAATCATAACCTTCTGCGGTGATTCTGTTCTTACGATCAGCACCGTTTCCATACTCACCACGGATGACTGCCCTTGCAATTTCATCAATGGATTTCTTAGGTGTTCCGCAAAGTTCATTGACCTTGTTCTGAACTGCGGTGTAATCATAACCCGCCTGTTCAATGCGGTTCTTTCTGTCCTGACCGTTACCCCAAGCACCATTGATGACTTCCTGTGCAATTTCATCAACAGATTTCTTTGGTGTAGTGTCTACCCCTAAAATCTCATTGACCTTTGCCTGAACCTCATCATAGTTGTACCCGGCTGCTTCAAGTGCTGCTTTACGATCAGCACCATTGCCATACTTGCCGTTGACAACATCCTGTGCGACTTCATCCACTGACTTCTTAGGTGATTCAGGCTGTGCAGTATCACCATAGAAATAATCAAGGTCTACATTTCCGGCAATACCATCAACAGAACCCTTGCTTGTGTACTGATGGAACATACAAGGATAATCAGGATCACCAGTATAATCAGCCAACCAGTAAATATACCGTGAAATCAGTTCATCAGTATACATATTCTTGTGGTAGTCAATATTGGAATAAATACCCGCCTTGTACCCGTGACTGGTCACATACTCACAAAATGCCTTTGTGAAAGCAACACATTCATTCTTACCAAGGTTGACACCCTTTTCCTTTGCCTGTTTTACAGTGTCATATTCAAAATCATAAAAAATCACTGTGTCCTTGCCAAGTCCGGCTTTCTCAACCTGTGCAATACAAAATGCTGCTTCATTCCTTGCCTGATCTGTGTTGAGTGCATAACTGAAATGATATACACCTTTGACGGGAATATTATTGGCACGGCATCCGTTGACATATTCAAAGAACTTGCCATCTACTGCCTGACGATAACCTTCACGAAGGATTGCAAACTGAATCCCACTTGCTGCAACCTTGGCAAAGTTAACTGCACCTTGCCATTTTGAAATATCCATACCCTTCATCATATTATTTGCCCTCACTTTCTGTCTTTTTCTGTAAAATATCAATAGCCTTGGTGATGACTGCCGGGAGTGGTAAACCCATAAGACCCGCATTTTCCACAAGGGAAATTGTTTCATTGGCAATGAACGCAATAATTACTGCATCCCTGATGTAATTTGTGCCAATGACAAGATCAAGGCGGTAAGCAACCAGTACAAAAATCAGGGTCATGCATTTTCTGCAAAGACCTTTCCACCCCGCCTTGCTTTCAAGTGAACCTGTGTCTGTCTTGGGACTGTTCTTGAACACCCCCGCAACAATCAGTCCTGAAATATAATCAAGACCCATGAAGATCAGAAGGGTTGCAAGTCCCGCATCCCAACCACCAAAAAAAGATGCGATTGCTGAACCAATCACACCTAATACACTGCAAATAGTCTGTTTCATTTTCTCTGTCCTTTCTGAACATAAAAACAACCGCTTGTGACCTCATATAAGGGTCATATAGCGGTTGTTTTTGTTCATGTGATAATTTCCTTGTCTGTTGATTACTCTGCTAATTCAGGGCAATCAAGGTCAATCAGAACTTCCTTCACTTTGTCCTTGATTTTCTCAGGTACATCAGCAAAGGTTTTCTTGCCCTTAATGATAAGGGTTGCATAGATCACTGCCATAGATTCCACATCCTTTCTAAATAAAATTTTTATGATGAACTGAAACAACATCAGTTACCACCTTCTGCCAGTTCCGGGTGTCCTTCATCAATAAGCACCTGTTTGACTTCATCCCTGATCTTGTCAGGAACATCATTGATTGACTTCTTACCCTTAATGATAAGTGCTGCATAAATATTTGCCATATTCTCACCCCTTCCTTATGCCATCATTTCATAGATTTCACACATGGCTTCCTGTGCCTGTGTCATCTGATCTTCCAAGGATGTGTTCCTGTCATCAATCATTTTGATGTATTCATCCTTGGTGTACTGGGTCAGGTCATATTCATAACCAGTGAACCCCGGCTGTTCATCTGTCCCGGCTTCTGTAACCGGGGTGATGTTTGCAGCAACCCAAACTGAATAGTCATCAATGACTTTCTGTTCAGGCTGCTTTGTACTGCGTACTTTTCCGTACTCTTTCATGCTTTTTACCGCCTTTCTTCTTTTTCTTTGCCTTGATATGGTTTGTATAATAATCATCAGCGTATTGCTGAATAGGCACAATATATTTATCTGATAAATGGGAACTGTCACAATGTTTCAACCAACCCTTATAGGAATTGATTGAACACCATTCTGAATAGTTCATTTCCCGACCGTTTTCAACTTTCTTCCTGATGTTGGTCATCTTCCGCTTCATTTCCTGACAGGTGGATTTTCTCAACAGGGTACTGTTCAAAAATATCCTGTACCCAACAAAATCAATACCCCGGATGAATGAAGGGAATATCTGATAGTTCCCTTTTATTCTTAATTTCAAATTCTGTATGAAGTATTCATTGATTTCTACAAGTAACTGATGCAGTTCTTCTTTGGTTCTTGCAAAAATACAAATATCATCCATATAACGGTAATAGTGCTTTACCCGCTTAACTTCTTTTATCCAGTGGTCAAAACCTGATAGGAAGAAATTGCCGTCATACTGTGAAAAGTAATTCCCTATTGGAATACCGACACCTTCAATGAAGTCCTTGCCGTTTATCTTCACTATCTTGATTTCATTACCACAAGACCGATAAAATTCAATGTTTTCATCCGTTGCCGGACAAGTGCTGATTGAATCAATTACTTCATCAATCAGTTCAAGCAGTTCAGGGTCTTTGTACTTCCGTCTAAACTTCTGTTTTAGTGTTTCATGGTCAATGGAAGGGTAAAATTTCTTGCAGTCTATTTTCAAGCAATAAGTCATTTCTTCCGGCACGGTATCAACCGCCAACCGTAACTTCTTATATGCTGCATGAATCCCCTTGTTCGGTATTGCACTGTATGTATCATCAGTGAAATACGCTAATAATTGCGGTTCAATCACCTGTAAAACCGCCCATTGTGCAATTCTGTCAGGGAAGAATGGAAGTTTGTATATTTCCCGTTCCTTCTTGCCGTCCTTTTTCGTAAAAGTGGCATATTCCGAAGTTTTGTATAAATGGTTTTGAAGCATCCATTGCAGACCCGCCAAATAGTAGTATGGTCTTTTCTCAATCTGCTGAACTTCCTTGTACCATCCTTTGCCTTTCTTTGCGTGTTGAAACGCAAGATACAGGTTATCCATTGAACAGATTTTTTCATAAAGATTGCCATACCTTTTCACGCTTGTCTGTTCCCTTCTGTATGCACTGAACCGAACTTTCAACCCGTCAGGTGACGGTCTACTAATACAGCCCATGTATTTTGATGTTTTGCCAAGTGGCACGGTAATCAGTTTTCAGTACATTGATTTATAAGAACACCCCGCCATTTCTGACGGGGTGTTTCAAGTGATATTTGTGCATTTACTAACTGACTGCTGATATTCCGATTACGATTAGAAGAAGCATTATTCAGATTCCAATAGAAAGCACTGGTATTCAAGCCATTATTCCAATTAGCACCTAATTTAGTGACATTGGTTTTTTGTCTTTTTATTGTCTTTCTGCTTGAAAATCGTCATCTTTAGCATCCTGATTACCTAAAATTGTGTGAATTACTGGTTGCCTGTTATGCTGCTACCTTTTTTCGATACACCAACCGACCGCCGAGATCCCGATAACGATAAGAAGAAGCACTATGCAGATACCAACAGAAAGCACCGGCAGCCAAGCCAATACTCCAATAAGCACCCAATCTAGCGACACGCCAACCAGTACCGTTCTGATTCCAACAGTAATCGCCAACAGGAAGTGCAGTGTTTCCGTTGAACTCACCCGGTAAGAACAACCAATCAAAATCTTCTGAATAACAGAAAGCGGAAATATAACCGTTTCCATACTTTGCACACATTCCTGTATCTTCATAAGGCAACAACTTACTGTCATCAGTAAAACCATGATCTGCAACATAGGTGTCACATTCACCTGTGGTTGCGTTTGCATAGTGATTGATTCCATCAATCCACCACCAAATGTTGCCCCAAAAGTTTTCCTCACCACGATATGACACAATCTGAATACCATTGGCATTTACAACTGAACCTGATGCGTTACCAAGTGTGATTGTTGCACCTGTGTTTTCAGTCATGGAAGTTTTACCGTCATCAGTTTTACTTACTGCACCGTTTCCAATGACAGACTGCATATTGAAGGTTGCATATTCAATCAGCATAAGCATCTGTGAAGCGGATGCCGTCTGAACAACACCCTGTTCCCAACCAGTACCACGTTTTTCAGCAAGTTTTCTGATATTGGCACGGGTTGCGTTCTGTGTAAGTCCTGAAAGCGGTTTTGCATTGGCAATACTGCATAACATATCAGTAGCAAAGTCAGCAACCTGTGAATCATCAAGAATGTACGCTGATGCAGATGCATCCCAAAGTGAACCTTCAAAGGCTGCAAGATATGCAACATCATTTTCCTGACCATTTACAATGAACGCCGGATGAAGTTTGAATCCCGCCTTTGGTGTATCTGATACATAGTATCTGATTTTTCTTGTGATTGCCCCCTTGGTTCTCTTTTCAGTTTTAAGCGGTACAACCTTGTAATAAAACTTTGGCTGTTCAACCATTACCTGAACGATTGTCCCGGCACTAAATTTCAGGTTTTCATCAGGTGATTCAGTACCTACCGGGTTACGGTCAACCGCCTGTGTCAGTTTTCCAGTAGTGGAAAATCCGGCTTCACCGTAATATGCAGCAACACGCCCGTCATTGGTAAGGTTACAACGCTTTCTGCCACCAAAGGCATTGATCCCGTCAAACCCTGAACCCGCTGAACGGTTTACTGCCCCGGCAAGTCTTGTGAACTTTTTATTTTCAAAATCCACTTCAACACCATAAATATCACCGTCTGAATATCCAACAAAGGCTTTCAGATCAGCAATTTCTTTTTCAAGTGCCTGAATGTCACCAACTGTTGCATACGCACCCGGACTGACTGCAAGTGATACGCTGTCAGCGTTTCCTACCGTTGTATATAACTGTAAGTATGCAGCCGATACCGTAACACCGTTATATGGGGGCATATAACAGTTATTTGACTTTTCAATGCACACCGCATACAAGATTTCACCCTTGTCAGGGTCAACCGCATATAAACCAAGGGTACGCATATAATACCCTTCTTTCAGGTCTACATTGGAAAGTGCTGCTTCAATTTTGATTGCAACTTCATTTGTGCGGGTAACCTTGGAAACAAGGGTTGTCTGCTTGATGTTGCTAAGTGCGGTCAATGCCTGTAACTGACTTTCAGAATACTGTGTTGCAGAAGAACAGATTTTTGTAAAATCAATGCTCCCTGACCCGGCAATCATCTTTGCCATAAGTGCCTGACCATTGTTTGTGATGTAAAGTTTTGAATACTCTGCCATCTTATCATTCCTTTCTATTCTGTTTTTATCTCAATGAAATCAACCTGAACAGTGCCGGATGCTGCCTTTGCAACTGCATCTGCCCGGTATGTTTCTTTGAAATCCGTTGAAATGGTTATCATAGTGGTATCTGTTGCCTTACCGCCAAAGTTGACAGCACCCTGAACATTCAGTGTTTCTTTGCTGTCATTTGTGATGTTCAGCGTTTCAGTCTGAACAATACCGCCACCGAATACTGATGAACCATTCACATCAAATACTTCCCGGAAATCGTTTGTGATGATAAATTCATTGATGAAACAAATGCCACCACCAAAAAGAACAGCACCCTTGATACTACAAGGAATACTGTTCTTTGATTCAACCACAAGATTTTCAGGAATCATTGTGTGTATGATATTTTCAAGTTCTTCCACCTGACCGTACAATTCAAGGTCAGTGTCAATATACAGTGTGTACCCAGTCTTGAAATCACCTTTGACTTCAAAGTCTGTGTTGCCACATAAGACAAGCAATTTTTGAAGTAAGACCTTCCAAGTGTACGGGATTGTGTTGAACCACTTGCTTTGAACCCTTGAACGCCTTGATTCAAGGGTATCATCAGCAGTTGGATATATTTTCAGCATCTTTTCAAATCTGCTGATTCCATATTCATCAGCAGTTGAAATGAAGCGGTTACGCAAGCACCTGTCAGTTGCAGTCCAAACAATACTAAATTCAGGGTTTTCCGCTTCCAGTGCTGCAACAGGTTCTTTGTAAGTCTGCATGAATGGCGGTAAGTATGAAACAAGGTCAACTTCTCTTATCATGCAGAAACACCCCCTAACTTTGGTATTGCAAATTCTGTCAAGGTCATATTGCTTGCTGTTCCGTTCAGTTTTGTGCCGGATACATCAATTACACCGTCAACACCCAAGATGCGGTTTTCAATCTGTGATACCCTGACAATGGTTTGTGTGCTTTCTGACCAGTTTTTCCTTAATTCCAAAAAGTAAGCGTTGACCGCTTCTTCAATGGCTGCTTTGGTGTTTGACCAGTTATGACCTTCTTCAAAGGTTACTGTGGTCTTGATCTCAATAGTGACAGGTGATGCACTTGCCACACTCACCACATGACCGATTGGTGCAAGTCCATAACCTTCCCCAGCATTTTCTTCCGGGTCAAGTGTCTGCTGAACGCTCTGAACAAGTGTTGAACTTGCTTCACCATAATCATCTGAATCAGTAATGACAATGTGAACTGTACCGCCAACCGTCAGTTTTTTCAGTAATGCAGCATTGTAAACAACTGATAACCAGTCTTTTACTTCCTGATTCAATCCGGCTGTCTGAATAAATGTCTTGAACCAAGACTGAACCGCTGCACTTGGTATCATTTCAGCGGGTTTTATGTCACCATTCCAAACACGTTTGACCTTACATGACCCAACACCTTCAATACTTTTGACCTTTGCCATATAATCAGCACGGTTGCCACCAAAGGACTGTTCATTGAAGCTGTCAAAGTAACGCTGTCTGAAAACTTCTGTATCTTCTTCATCCTCACCGGGAATAAGTACGCTTGTCAGGCTTGCCGTCTGCAATCCGTCAATATATTCCATTGGTATCATATCCCCAAGGTACTGATTGCCAACAACACCTTCTGTTTCACACTGGACTTTGTATGTTCCCGGTGTGATCTGTTCCATTACAACATAGTTGATTTCACCAATGTTGAAACGCTTTCCAGTAACATCAATGTTTGTTGGTGTGAACTCACCCTGTAAGACTGCCTTGGTTGCGGGTTCAGGTGAAAGTCCCCTGTCCTTTGCAAGTAAAATCAGAAATTCCCTTGCAGCAGTGTCACCGTATGAATTTTTTATCAGATATTCCAACTCAATATATAAAATCTGAAATTCAATGGCGGTTGCACTATGCAGATCATAGACTGGTGAAGAAGGTCTTTTATCCAGTTTATCAGATACCCGGTTCAGCATCCGTTCAAGGATGATTTCATAAGTCTGATCTTCATACATTCTAAATATTCACCCCCTTGTCTGCTTTTATGTCACCGTAAATTGTCTTTACAGTAAAATAGGCGTGAACCACTCCCTTGACCGTCAGGTCAAATTCAAAGTCGGTCACACCCGTGATTCTTTCATCAACGGCTAACGCTTCACTGATTCTGCGTTCTAATTCAGGACACACCCAAGTAACAGGTTCACCATACAGGTCAAGGGTTTCAATGCCGTAATACCAAGGGTATATGATGTACTGATACCGTTCTGTTTGCAGTGTTCTGAATATCATCTGTTTCATTGCTTCCTGTTCGTCCACAAGTCCACGGACTGAATCACCGTCTAAATCCATCTTATAAGTTAGGCTTGGCTGTGTTTCAATTTCAAAATCTTGGTCAAGAAAACCAACGGTTGAAGGAATCATTTGCCTATCCTATCCACAACAATGAAGCGTTGACCTTCTTGTTGTCTTATCAGGATGACTTCATCACCAACACCCAAGCCATTGTGAATGATGATTTTCTTCTTTCCTGTAATTTTGTGAGTATGTGCAAGGTTCTTTGACCCTGTGTTCAAGTCAATGTTGCCACCGCTTCCATTGTCACCTTTTACAGTGTGGTTGTGGGTGGAAAGACTGCTTTCAGAAGTCCAGTCAACTGTTACCATTGTGCTGAACTCTGTCACATTCCTTGTAAGAATCAACTGTTTTTCACCCAGTATCATCTTCTGTTCAACATTGATTTTCAGCGGTGAAGCACTCACCACTTCACCAAAATACACATTCACGGGTTTCCCCGCTTCAACCGCTTCCACGGCTGCCCTTTTCAGGGTTTCAACAAGTTCATTTGCATCAGGCAACAAACTCACCCCCTCTAAGTGTCAAATCCATCCAATGCTCACCTTCCTTGTAGGTATGCTTGCACTTTTCAACAAGCATCCAGTTTTTCAGTTTTATATCACCAAGGTCAAGGTTGATGACTACCATTGAACCCGCCCGCACTCTGTTGTCACCTAAAGCATTGGTGATTTTCAAGTTACGGGTCTTTTTGTTATACAGTTTCAAAAGGGCATCTGCCTTTGCCTGACCATTTTCACCTTTCTGCAAGGTGTCAAAGTATTGCAAGATACCCCATTTGTTAATGTTGGAAGAATCCTGTGTGATGTAAACATCACGCTTTCCTGTGTCCTTATTGTCATAGGTCAGTTTGATTTTGTTGTATGTGTTTTCATCAATAGATGAAGTATAGTCAAAGTTCTGCCCGGTTTCTTCATCAATCATCAGGTACGCCCCCGGAACACCCACATACATAGATGACAGGCTTTTCAGGGTCAGTTTTCCAAAGTCATCATACAAAACATACATTTCCCCGGTATTGGTCAGTGTAAGGTCAAGGGCATTTGCAATCATTTCAAACAGTGAAGTATTTTCTTCAACCCTTGATTCAATGACATACCCGGTATCATCCAGTGTGCCAAGGTTCAGGGCATAATCATCTGCAATCATTTTCACAAATTGGTTTGCCGTTTTTCCTTCATAGACCTTGGTATCTTTATTTTTTAAGTACCTCAACTGATCGTAGGCGGTGACAGTAATGATTTTGTCCTTAGTTCTCTGCTGCTTGAACACAAAACCAAAGAATACATTGTCACCGTCCACCTTCATCCTGACTGGACTACCTTCTGAAAAATCAAGAATGTCATCCTTCAGGACTTTGAAAACCAGTTTTCCGGGGGTGTTTTTTCGCTCTGTTGACCATTCAATACCTTCCTGAACAGCGGGTTGATATACCTTTGTTCCTGATTCATTACCAATCAAAAGTTCAACATACATTGAACACCACCCCTTTCTTATGCTGCCGGGATCGTAAGCACCTGCCCCGGATATATCAGATTCGGATTTCCACCAATGACACCCTTGTTTGCATTGTAAATAACGGTGTATTTTGCACCGCTGCCGTAAAATCTCTTTGCGATATTCCACAAGCAATCACCACGCACAACCGTATAGGTCTGTGCTGCTGCCGGGGCGGGTGAATTGTTCGTTTCCCGCTTGGGTTCTACACTTGCCTTTGGCTTAGATGCAGCAATCTTGATATTGACTGTTTTTGTCCCATAGTCCCGGTATTGTTTCAGATTGAACTTGACCTTGAAATCAAACCCATTCTTGGCTTCCTCTGTGATTTTATAATCTTCCAAGGAAACTTTCATGTTGGTGTTCAGCAATTTCTTCCCCACGGGTGTCTGTCTGCACACAATGAACTGGAATGGTTTCTTGCCCGTTTTCAACCCTTCAAAAATATCCATAAAATAACCCGCATCTTTGAAACCATTCTTATATACTGCATAAGGATGTTTCACTTGCGGGATTTCTGCTTCAAACTCAATGTCGGTCAACCCCGGTTTTTTCAGGATGTTGATTTCACCTTCATTTATCAGGGTGACCGTTTTGTTATTACCATTGATTTTTATGCTTATCTTTTCAGGGGTGACAGGAAACAGGCATTTGTCAAAATACATATCATATCCGCTTTTTGCCATTTATTCATGCACCCCTTCCGTCATATTGTCTACCGCTTCATTCACGCTGTCTGTCAGTTTGGTCATAAAACCGTCAATGTCATCACCGCTGTTCACGGTGTTCTGCATACCTGACATATCAACATTGATTTCTGCGGTTGTAAATCTGTTAATGGCTTCTTGTTCTGCAATGTCACGCAAGTATTTCAAATCTTCTTCTGTAACATCCAAAGAATCCTTGATTTTACCTGTGTTATCGTCAATACTTCCAACACCGTCACCAATGCCGGAATTTGCTATTGCATCATTGAAACCTGATGTGTAGTCACCAACATTAGGAATATCAGTCTGACCGAATACATCCGATAAACTGAAATTTGAAACCTTGTCAGCAACACCGTCACCCCAAGCTGCACCCGCATTGAAAGCATCTGATGCCCAACCGTCCTGAAACGCATCAAAGGTTGTGAAACCTTCATTGAACGCATCTGAAATACTGGTGTAGTCCTCTTTGTTTCCGGCTGCTTCACTTGCCTTGGCTGCATAGTCATCTGCTGCTGAACTGATGCCTGAATAATCAAAACTTACAAACGGCAACTTGTTCAAGGCTGCTGCTATATTTTCAATTACTGAACAGGCGGTTGATAACAGATTGTAAAACCATGACTGTACGTTGCAGATAGCATTGTGAAATGCCGTCATCATATTGGATGCAAGTGCTGCAATGGCGTTTCCAATACCCAAGGCAATGTTTGCCACGGTCAGACCCAAGTTCTTAAAGAACTGAATCACCACGTTCACACCACCAGTAATCACACCGAACCCTGAATTTGCAATACCTGTCATTTTTGCAATCGCATTACATACGGCAAAAATTATTGCAATAAGTGCGATCAGCAACATAATAATCCAAACAACAGGACACGCATACAATGCACCGTTATAACCCATCTGTGCAGCAGTTGCAGCCATTGTCTGACCAGTAAGTGCAGCCATAACACCGATTTTTGCAGACATTGCAACTGAATGAATTGCTGTTGCAGCAGCGGATGCAATTTCTATTCCCTTCACAATGCCAAGGTATGCTGCATATACCGCTAACGCACCAATGACACCATAAATGATAGGACTAATCACTGACCAATTATCAGCAATGAAACCGCCTACTGTTCCAACAAGTTCAAAGATGTTTAATACAATATTTGCAAGGGTTGCCATTGCTTCAACGGCATTTTGCACGAACGTCTGAAATGCTTCACTATTTGCTAAATCGTTCAGCCTTTGAAGAACAGGTTGAAAAGCAATCAGTGCGGTATTCTGCATGGACTGCCACATCTGCCCCCAAGTC